GCTTGTGATTGTAGTTGGATGTTGATCTCTGGGATAACAATTTCAGTTGCGCTTTCAGCGTTAGGTACTGCGTATGAGTTACCAGCTTCAAAATCACCTACGTTATATGGGCTCATTGAAGTAGCCTTTTGGTACCATACTGAACCAGTTGCAATAGCTACACCACCTACTTGAGCAGTTGTACCAGTTACGAAGAAGGCAACTGTGTTAGCTGTGTAGTTGTAGTTAGTGAATTCTGGAAGTTGCAAATTAGAAGATGTAGTAAATATGGCACCTGAAGCAAATACGAAACCACGAACTGCGTCTGGGTCCATATTTAAAAGGAAACCAGAAGAAGTAGCATTAGAAAGAGTGAATTTCTTAATTTGACCAGCAGCTACAGAAGCTGAATAATCAGAATTGAAGTTTAATTCAGCCCAAGAAGCTGATGCTACTGCGAAAGCTTCAAGGTTTGAAGCTGAGAATTGGTTAGTAGAGTAAGTAAATCTACCAGCACCGTATAAACCGCCTGTACCAGGAGCAGTTGTAGAGAATGGATATTGAGTAGAGTTTCCGTTACCATAAAGTGAACCATTTGTAGCAAATGGAGTCTTCTCAGTTCCGTATTGGAAGTCTAAGAAGAATACTAGACCAGAAGGAAGGTTCATTGGTTGAACAGAAACGAATTCCTTAGCAGCGATTTGGCCGAACACCTTACGTACTAATGGAAGAGCGATACCTGCCCATTCTGCACCTTGACCTACTGCAAAGTTACCAAAGCCTGAGCCTCCACCTACGTTTGAGGTTTCAACAACAAGTTGCTTTGCTTGGTTTTCTAGGATAATAGACATGTTATTCTTGTCAGTCTCTGAACGGAGACCTTCAAGAAGACCTGTCTTTTCCCATTTTGCAGCTAATTTAGCCGCGTCAGACTGCATATTCTTCCAACCGGAAGCTGCAGACTCGAGTAATTGTTGTACTTGTGACATTTTATTACAGGGGTTTTATATTAATTAATTTCTTTTGATACCCGCTAAGATTTGCCATCTAGCGAATTGATCGTTTACCTCAAGGATTGGTTTCTTTTCTGGAGCCATACCTGCCGCTTTTGAAGCCATACCTCTCATTGATTCAGTAACAGCAGTTTTAGTTTCCTTAACTGTGGTTAATGTCTCGTAGATAAGTTTAGCATCTCTTACGGAAGTAGCTTTATCAAAAGCTTCCAATACCTTTACTTTTTGTGTTTCGTTTAAGTTCTTAGCTCTGAAGATCTTATTAGTGTAAAGAAGTTTAGCGTTAAGAAGTTTAGTTTCAGAAAGTGTTGAAGCTAATTCTTCAATTTCTTTCTTCATTTCGTCCATTTCGTCCTTACCTTCTTCCATGCCTGTTTTCTTACCTTTGAGCAAACGCTTAAGGCCTTCAAGACCTTCTTTAGCATATGTTGCTGCTAGGGCTGCTGCTGGGATACCTACGGCACCTGTTAGCATGCTTATAAGAATTTCCATGTCGCTTGGATTCATCATAAGATCGTAAAGTTCATTTACTTCTTCTTCTTTTACAAGTTCTTTTCTTTCTTTTTCAGTTGACTTACGAAGTTTATCGCCTTTGTTCTTACCGTAGTAAGCTCTTTCAGCTACCATTTCTTCTTCGTCTTCTTCTTCGAAATTCATGTCCATTTCTTCTTCTTCACCTTCGTCTTCTCCGGCTTCGAATTTTTCACCGGCTTCGAGCTCACCAGCTCTAACCATGTCTTCGATTACATCCTCAATTAAGTCTTTAAGCTCGTCTTCAGTCATGTCTTCAAGGTCGATCTCGTCTTCCTCTTCACCTTCAACTTCCTCTTCAGAATCCATTTCCATTTCTTCTTCTTCGGCCTCGTTTAAGGTTTCTTCCATGTCTTTGTCTTTGCCCATTTCCTCATCGAGTTCAGCTAGTAATTCATCGAGGTCCATCTCTTCGTCCATATCTTCTTTTTCCATTACGTTTTTATGAGCAATGTTTCCATGCTCACCTTCATCGTCCATGTCTGGGAAGTCTGTTAAGTTGATGTTTTCCTCCATGTCTTTTTCGCTGTAGTTTTCATCCATCTCTTTTTTAGCTTCGTCCATATCTTCAGCTTCCATTTCAGCTAATTTAGCTGTAAATTTCTCCTTTAGGTATGGGGTAAAAGCTTCCTCAAGAGCGGCTTTGGCGTTTGCGATAGCTGCTTCTTTAACAGATTTAGCATCAGCAATAGCCTCTTTCAATAGGTCTCTATTTGCCATTGTTTTAACCACAAAATTTGATTTGGGGGGTACGGTTATTCAGTTCAACCGCAATCGGAATTATACATTTATGAATGCTATATAAAGATAGCATATTATGTCTATACATATGTATGGATTTTTTAAAAGTAAAAAAAAGGCCCCCTTTCGGGGACCTTGCCTAAGGTAGCAGGCTTCTTAAATATTATATAATAGGGCAGGTGCCCTTAGCACATAGAATTTCGGTTAAAATTCCACTTGCTTTAGTGTAGTGGTTGATTGTGTTATATTCTTTACCTTCACGTACAAGATGCATGTATGAACCTGGGTTGGAAGGTGTTGAAACAAAATCCCAACATAATAGTTCAAAATCGTCTTGTACCTCCATCATGCCTTCTCCCATTGGTTTAAGTGAACCCATACCGCGAGAAGAAACACCTACTTGAACGTTATTTTCAATTAGTGCTTTTAAAATATTACCTGAAACGGTTGGAAGTACTTCGATTTTACCTACTACGTGATCTCCATCCCACCACATATCGCGGATAATATGAGATACGTTTTTAAGATTGATAATAGAAGAATCGGGATGGTCAAGCTCGCCTGTTGCTCTGTTTTCTTTAACAACATTCATGTACTTGTCAATTTCTCTATCCCAAAGATCTCTTTTGTAGTAACGGCTATTTCCGTTTCTAACTTCAGCAGTTGCTAAAATACCTTCAACAATAGGGTTACCTGCTGGAGATTTAATACCTTCAGTTAGTTGGACAGGATTTACCTGAAACGCTTGGGTTTCAATTAGTACTTGTTTCATTACTTTTTAATATCACCGTATCCGCTTGCCTTGTATTTTCCTTTTGCTTCTTTAGGAGTACCTAAACCTGGGGCTTCTGTTGAATATCCAATTCCTTTGATTCCAAAAGCAGCATTTTCTACATAGTATGTTCTACTTTTAGCTAGATTTTTTCTTACAATTTCTTTTAATTCGTCTACAGTTTTGTCTACGTTTTTAGGATCTTTCATTTCTGTGTAATATCCTTCTAAAAACGCTTCACCGTATAAATTATCTATATCTTTGTAATTTCTATATTCAAAGCCTGTTTCTCTTTGATTGTCTTCTACTTCTTTTGATAATTTAGTGTTAACTGCTTTTGTTGTATACTCACCTGATGCTTTAGGAGCTTTAATAGGATTTTCTTGAGTAGAAGCTTCACTTACATATGAATTAAAAGCTTTAAATGGATCAAAAGTACGAGGTGTAGCTATACCACCACCTACAATCATTTCGCTTAAAACTCCTCTTTGTTTTAGGATATTAGTAGCTTCACCATATGTGGCAAAGTTAGTAACATATTCTGGGAATAATCTACGAGCAGATTTTAAGAACATATCCTTATGTCCTTTTCCTTCTTGGATTAAATTATATTGTTCTTGTAGAGTTTTCATGTTATGAATATTATGTGTAAAATAAGACGTTAGCACTAGATGCAGCTAAAGAAGCACTAGTTACGAATATAGGATATGTTTGACCTTCTAAAAACCTTAATGTTGCGGGGGAACCAGAGGTTGCTAATTCAGCACCATTTCCATCTTTAAGACCTGTGAATACAGCATATGAACCAGCGGTTGTTGCGGCTACTGTAAAACCGGCAAATGAGCCAGTGATTGATTGCCCTTGTATTAATGTTCTTACTGTTCCGTTTACGGGTATATTTGCCATATTTTATTTTTTAAGTAAAGAAAACAACATTAGCACTAGTAGCATCTAATGAAGCACTAGTTACAAATATAGGATACACAACACCTTCTTTAAGATATAAAGCAGGGGTTGAACCTGATGTTACTAATTGTGTTCCATTTGCATCTTTAAGATCTGTAAAGTGTATGTAAGTATTTACTGTATTGGAACAACCAACAAATCCAGCAAATGAACCAGTTATTGATTGACCCCCTCGTAATGATACTGCTGTGGCGTTTACAGGTATATTTGCCATTTTTATTTATTTAATAATTCTTCAATATCGTTTAAATATTCCATAATCAAGTCTGTAGGTACTACTACAGAATAGGATTGTGGATTTTCTTTATAGTATGCTATTGTTTCGTCTTTTGCTCTATCAATAGCTGGGTATAAACTGTTTAATCTTTTTTCGATAGCTTTAAATGCTTCGATGCGTTGATTTTGGAACTCTATTCTTTTAGGATCCGCCTCGTTTAATCTAGATTTTAGTTTGTACTTATACATACTTATAAATATTATTTACCCCATAAATATTTAGTGTCTATTGCCTTAGATTGAGCAGCTAGTTTCTTGCTATTAACTGGTTTAAATCCAAATGCTTTAGTATAGTAATTATTTTTTACACCAGTAGCTCCTGCTTTTGGCCCTTTACCTAATGAAGCACCAGGATTAGCTTCGCCTAATTTTTTCATTTTAGGGGCTAATTTAAAAGCAAAGGGTGTAGCATATTGTCCACCAGTTCCAGGTGAAAATGAGCCTGCACCTGCTCCACCGCCTGTACCAGTCATTTCAAACATACCCTTGATCTTTTGGTATTCTGAAGGATATCGAGTGCGCATGTGGGTTCTAAGATTATTTCTTAAAACTCTAAATTGGTTATATATTTCTCCAAATTTGGGGTCATTTACCACCTGGGGATCAGTAGCGATTGCTCTAAGAGTTTCTAAAGCGCGGTTAATGTCTGATAAAAGAATTTCAAAATCAGGAACGTATGTTACGTCTGATTCATTTTCTTCACCTCCAGGTGTAGGGGTAAGAATAAATTTTCTACCTCTAACTATTTCCCGAATTTTATTGAATAGAGGATCCATGGGCTGCTTTAAGTTCTTCTACGAGTTCGCAGTATTGGAGTAAGTCAACTATATTTTCGTTTTTGATAGGTTGATTTTTTTCTATCTCAACAATAAGAGGTAATACCTCGTGTAATTTAATTTGTACAGCTTTATCTGTAATGTTTTTACTAATAGCAGCTAATTCTTCTTTTAATTGCTGGATTCTATTATTATAGAATGTTCTTAGCTTTGGGGTTGAATCAACTGAGGTGATAAATTCTTTAAGTACCTCTTTTTGTGATTCGTATAGATCTGAATATTTACCGTTGAATTTCTCTAATAAAATCTTATAAGTTAACATTCTTATGTCCTTATCGTATGTTTGAAATTCTTGTAGAACTTCATCTTTTACTTTTTCTTGACTAACTGGGCCTAATGTAAGATGTTCTAGGATTGTATACTTGTTAGATACAATTTGATCAGGGCTAATTAGCTCAGATGATTGTTGGGCTTCAGTTAATGTATAAAAAGCAGCTTGTGTTTTATAATTAGGAAGTTTTGTTTTAAAAAACTCATCTAAATTATAGTGCTTTTTAATTTCGTTAATAAGATTATATTTTTCTCTTTTAAGAGTTTTTCTATTAAGCTTATTAGCAGATTCTAATAGGGTTTGGATAAGTAGATTTGAACGAGTTTCGTTTAACTTTTTACTTTTAGTTAATGTTTCGTATAGTTTAAGTTCTTTACCTAACTCGCTTTTTACGAAAAATTTCTTGATAATATTTAACGCGGGAGATTGACCACCGTTAAGGGTGTCTGCTGTTACTTGGCGTACCAGCAATTCAAATAGAATACCCGTATTTTTATATTTTGAATGTTTAATATTCATTCCTATTAGGATTTATTATAAATATATTGAGATATTTAATCAGTCAAATTAGACTCATCTAATAACGATTCTTTTGCTTTATCGTTTTCAAATACTAGTTTCTTTTGAAGACCTTCTAGTAAAGTTTTGTTTTTAGCTAATTCAATTTTAGTACCTTCTAGTGCTAAAGGTGAACCACCTTTGTAATTAGTTTTGATAGATACTTCAGTATCGTCTACTTTCATAGATTTTGTACCTAATCTATCTTTACCTAAATTATCGTCTTGAGTATTTCGGTTAGATGATTTTTCTTCTGGGCGACCTAATTCAGCTTTTTCATCATATCCATCGGGTAATGAATTGTCTTGGTATCTTTCTCTACCATATAGTGATGCTAGATCGTGTGGAGTACCGTATGAACGACCTGTTTCAACTGGGTCATTACCTTCTTCGGCAATTTGAGTATTACGGAATGCACGTTTTTGATCTTGGATAATTAAATCTCTGTACTCATCGTATTGATCCTGGCTGAACTGGAATACGTTGTCATAGATCCAATCAGAAGGGATGATTTTAGTTTCTAACATATCTTTAGCTAGAGCTACTTTTTCTTTCAATAATGCAATTTTTTCTTGTTCTGCAATAATTGAAGGAGTAGTTAACTTAAGTTCAAAGTTTGTTAAACTTTCACCATCATACCCTTGAGTGTATAAGTGAACTAAAGCAATTTTGTAAAGCTCAGATAATAAAATTCTTTGAATACGATCAATTGTACGAGCAAAGCGAATATCTTCAGCAGCTAATGTAGCTTTACCTGTTAGGTCTTTCTCGTAACCCATAAAGGCTTTAGGTACCTTAAGAGCAGCAAATAATTTGTCTCTTAGGTAAGCAACGTCCTCAATACCATTATATTCTAGACCTTTTGTAGTATCGATTTTAGTTGTTTGGTCGTTACCTCTTACTGGGATATAAAAATCCTCAAGTAAGTTTTGCATATTATACTTTAAGTTATATTCACCTGTTTTTTCATCCATCAATGGAGTTTTCTTCATTGTGTTGATAGTTTTCTGCATAAATGCATCAACATCTTGAGGTGGAATATTACCTACGTTAATGTAGAAAATACGTTTTTCTGGGGCGCGAGCAATTCTGTGAATAAGCATCGCATCTTCCATTAACACATATTGCTTAAACAAGCGACGAGCTGGTTCAAGATATGAACGTCCGTAAGGAAGATAGTTAACATCAGTTAATAAACGGAAGTGAGCTATCTCGTAGTTATCAAATACAATCTGGTTTTCAGATGGTTTAGTGTTTGGAGTTTGATAATAACCTGAACCACCAGTATAGTAACCATCTGGAGAATAAAGGAATTGAACTTTAGCTGGGTTTTCCATATCAAAGTTCTCACGTCTTTGAATATGGTATGCTGTATAAGGGATAACATTATATACACCAAATTTTTCTGCGATTTCTAGCTTTAAGAAGAAATCACCGTACTTACACATTTGGCGAGTCCAAGACCAGAGGTTAAACTCAATGTTAAGTACATCATAAAATAGGTTATAAAGAATTTTCTGGATATCGTCATTGCTACTTCTAATTTGAAGTACTTCACCCATATCATTCTTTAAAGTACATTCATCCGAAATAATATCAAGAGCAGAAGCTACAATTGCATCTGTATCCATTGTATCGTAGTCACTATATAGATAAGTTCTAAGATACTGATATTGTATATTAAATTGGGATCCTAAAAGAGAGGTAGAAGCTGGGTTAGTGTAAATTTTTCCAAACCTATCTACTAAAGAGTTTGTTTGGAATTCACCACTAGTTTGAATATGGTCTGTATCAACTACTTTTAGTTGATTACCCCCTTCATTCCTGATGACTACATCAGTTGAAAAGAGTCTTCTTAATCTTGAAAATAAACTAGTATCAGCCATTTTTTACTTTATTATTATAAATATCAAAGGAGCCAACGGAGATCTTCCTGTTGATTACCTATTTTTTGTGAATATGGGTTTTGGACTCCTAAAGGATTATATACTCCTGTAGTTTGACCTGTTTTAGTTATTCCTCCTAAAGCAGCACGAGTCATGTCTAGACCTTGTTGCTGGAATTTAAGTGAAGTATCTCTTAACAACATACCAATGCCAAATGACATTACTAAATCATCGTTGTATCCGCCTTGTGCTTCAGGACGTCCGTTTTTCCAAATGAATACTTTCATTTCCTCTAACAAACGTTTTGATTGAATCGTTACAGAACGATCGCCAACGTATTCTCTAAATTTGTTTACCACTAAAGGTCTGGTTTTTAAAGACATTGTAAAACCAGGAGTTAAATTATTACCGTTTTCATATCGGTTAAAATACGACTCAGCTGTCACTAAGTCACTCTTAGGTGACTGATAGAAGTTCTGATAGCCGCGTTCTATGACAGTCTCTATAGTTGCCCAACCTACTGATGCGTTTTCTATTACTAGTAGAGCATTGTTGTATTCAGAGGCTAGACCTACAAGAAAATGTCCAAATTCTTTTGGTGATAGTTGACCCTTGTATTCAGCAACTTGTGTATTGGTTTCAATATCCATTACGTGACACGCTGAAAAGTCTCTACCATCGCCTCGAGCAACGTCGGCTACTACCATATAATCTCGCGTATAAGAGGCAGGTTCCCACACCCATAGGTTTTTATCTGCTCCGCGTCTTTCAACCGGTTCTTTAATGGTAGTTTGCGATATAAACTCGATCCATTCGGGATAAAATACTGTTTCACCTGAGGTGCTAAAGTCACAGTCACATTCTTGTGCTGCCATTCTAGGATCACCTAGAAGTTCATCTTGTCGTTTCCTCCACGCTTCGTCCCTCTCCGGGTGTACGTACCAAGGTAACTTGATAGGTAAAAAGTCGTTCTCCTGTGCTTCCGCTCTCACCCATGTCTGGTGGAACCAGTTTCCAGTTCCATAGGGTGTTGAAAGTACTATTGCTCCACCACCCGTGGCTAGTGTTTGTTGTGCTGATGCCCATATTTCTCCAATGTTTTCAATGAATGCGGCCTCATCCACTATCAGCAAAGATACTGCTTCTGATCGACCAGCGTCGCCCGCTGCTGATACTGCTTTGATTTGAGAACCGTTATTTAATCGTAACGTTAATTTGTTATTTTCTTCTGCGGGTACTTTGAGCCATGAAGGTAAATTCTCGTACATGAATTTTACCTTAGTTACCATGTTTTTAGCTGTTTCTTGCTTTGTAGCTAAACAAAGTACGTTTTTGTCTTGGTGAAACATCATCCACCAAAGTGAATACCCCGCTGCTAGAGTAGAGATACCTAGCTGACGGGATTTAAGTACAATAGAGTATGGATTATCTTTCCACAGGTTAAGTACCTTACCTTGAAAAGGGTATAGATTAAAGACAACACGGCCACGTTGTGGATGTTGAATGTAACAATATTTGCGCATAAAGTGGGCGGGGTCGGTAGCACACTTTACAAATTCTTGTTGGATTATTTGTCTTAGATCCTGATCACTCATAATATTATAACTGGATTACTGTGAACATAGCAACTATACCGCTACCAAATCCTATCAGTGCACCATTCCAAAACTTTGCTTTTTTGGCTTGTTTTAAAGCCTTTATTTCACTTTCTTTTAATTTAATTATCTCACCTAAAGTAGTTATT